CTATTGAACAAAAACTAAGCCAGCTATACGCCGCCTCGCGCATTGCTCCATTAAATGCCGACCAGCACGAAGCCCTTCGCCAATACGTTGAAGAAATTCTGCAAGCTATTAAGTCCATTTAGCATCCAGAGCCTAAATAAGATGCCAACCCCTGACCGTAATTATTACTCTTACGACACTCCCGAGCAAAGGAGTGATAGCAACCGTGTGTTCGATCCGCTAATGGATGCGTGGGGAATCAATCCGCTTACACGCGAGTTCAAGATCAACTGGAACGACACGCTGAAATTCCACCGTCGGGTTGGTCAGACATACGAGGACATAGTTGTCATGCGAGCAGGCACGGAAGACGGGGTGGATATTAACCAGGATTGTTGCGACAATGTGTTCCGTCGTTTTCAAGTGGCCTGCGGAAAGCAGGGACTTACTTTCAAGGGTGGGAACCGGAACAATCTACTGGATGACTGGACGTTCCTGACCAGCGGAACCGTTACGCAGGAATCGGAAGGACGAACCTACACCACCGATTTGCACGAAGGTAAATTTGTTGAGGCTGAGTTCGGGAATTGGAGCAGTCACTCCATGTCACGTTGCACAGGTAACGTGTGCCGAGGTTGGAAACGCGACGATGGCAAACCAGTTCGTTATGCTGGACGATTCGGGTGCATTCCGAAGTTCGAGGAGTCCAATGTGAAACACGTTTTATGGCTGAGCGTGGCCTTGACACTTTATTACTGGGGCAAATACGCCCTAGTAAAAGCAGGAGCAATTCCTGCGTAACCCAACGACAGTTCAACCTCCACGAACCATGAATGATACGAAATCACTCCTAGCCTCCAAAACACTTTGGGGCGTTTTACTCACCGCATTGCCGATGATCCTCGGGATCTTCGGATTGCAGATTGCAGACATGACTGCTTTCACCGCAGGCAGCGAACAAACCACCAACGAGATCGTGACTCTGGTCGGGGCACTCATCGCCATTTACGGCAGATTCGTTGCCACCAAGTCGCTCGTCATTAAGAAATAAATTACTGCACATAAATGCTCACGCTCGTTGCAAAGATCGTTCTCGCCATTGCCAAGGGTTTACCTGCGGCAAATGCGTTGTGGAATAGTTTTGCAACGGGGTGGGCGGCACACCTTGCTGAAATCGAAAGGCTAAAGCACCATGAACAAATCGACGCAGACCGTGAACGGATTACTTCGGGCGATTGGATTTGCCCTGCTCGTTGCCCTCATGGGCGGGTGCATGACCAAGCCGCGCCCGAGCGTGATCCCTCTGCTTCGCCAGCATTATGAGTATGATGATGCCATGAGATCCGCACCTGACTTTACAAGCATTGCAATGAAATCAATCGCAGACCTTGAAGCGCGACAAAAATGAACCTTACGAACGAATCCTTTAAACCAAAAGATTGGTCAATCCTCTACCGATGGATGGTGATCCTGATTTTGTTTTTCCAATTCATTGGGACGGCTGCGATTATATATGCAGGCAAATCATATGTTCGGGACGTTGCGGTTGAAACTGTCACTTTGGCAATCAGGCCGATTGAAAACAGGGTTAATAGTAATACAGAGAATGTTATATTCTTACGGAATTTCGCAGCGAATGGCCCTCTTTTTACGGCAACGGATGCGAAATTGCTGAAAAGCGAATCGGTTTTAGAAGCAACGAATATTTCGGCAGCGCAGACTGAAAAACTCTCCGAGAAAATCGATATTTTGACCACGCAGATCAGCGAAATTAAAGTGATGCTGGCAGAAATCCGAAAGGATGTGATCAGATGATGACAGGGGCCGCACTTTATACGTTGCTTGCTGCCGATGCTGGATTGGTCGCATTGGTGGTTGATCGGATCTACCCGATCAAGGCACCACAGAATCCGGTCGCCCCTTTCGTGGTCTGGCAGAGGATCTCTGCCCAACCGTTCTCGACTCATTCAGAGGCCACAGGCAACCAATATGACCTCGTGCGGGTGTCCATATACGCAGACACCTATGAGGGCGCAGATGCGGTCGCAGATGCGTGCTATGATGCTTTGGACAATATACCACTTTCCACAGGGGATAGCCCCACTTTCAAAACTAGAGCCGATATCGGTTTCGATGATGCGGTTGAACTGCATCGCATCGATCTGGATTTTCTCATTTAGTTTCACCAATAACCAAAACCAACAATACCAATGGCTAAATTCAAATCAAAAGGGGTAGTTATCAAAGCTGCCCTCACCGCAACTCCAACCACGCTCCTGACCCAAGAGGCAGAAGTGTCCGTGAATCTGGGTGATCGCTCGCTTGTCGAAGTGACCACGCATGATGATACCGTCACCAAATCATATATCGACAGTGGCCTTCGGGAAACTGCCGAGGTTGATGTGACCTGCGAATATGATCCAGCAGGCGCAGTCCATGAAATCATTCGTGATGCTCACGAAAATGGCACTGTCGTTTATCTCACTTTGATCCTGCCTGATACTGGCGCGGCAACGTGGGCTTTCAGCGGGATTGTGACTTCGTTCAATATTCCAAGTCTCGGCACTGATGCTTCCCTGCAAATGCAGTTTAAGTTCAAGGCCACGGGCGCAGGAACCTTTACTGCTTAATTCGATGAAAAACACCTCCGCTTCATTCATCGTTTTGGACAATATCAAATACCCGCTAAAATGGGATTTTCGCGCTCAATTCAAAGCAGATGATATCGGCTTGAACGAGAAAATCGGTAAAGGTCGGTTCGGATATTCAACCTTGCTGCAAATGATCTGGGTGATGCTCTCGGATCTCGGCCGCAAACGATTCCCAGAACCCGAGGCCATCGGTGAATTTCTACCACCGGAATCGGCGGCTGATTCGTGGACTCTCGTTGTGAAGGTATGGAATGAAGGGACGGGAACGGAGGACACCGACGCAAAAAAAACCGTCGGCGAAACCGCGCCTTCGCCCGAATAGAACTCGGCCTGACGGATGATGAATATCTCTCAACAACTACTGCCGACTACGCTGCACTTGTGCAAACGTGGGAGATCAAGGAATGGCGCAAAGAATGCAGAACGGCAAAGTTGCTGTTCCTCGTTTCGCGGGTCGCAGGCGGCAGTTCAGAGTTGAGTGACTTCCTGCCCCGCCACCCTGACGAACCAACCAAAGAAGAACGCAACCAACACGCCCTAGCATCCTACCTAAAATCACAATGTTTGAAATGAAAATGACAGGGGACAAATCCCTAGCCAAAGCAATGTCAGATATCGGTGTCGGGTTGCAGAAAAAAGCAGCAGTCGAAGCTGGGGTGCGTGCAGTGCTTCCGTTGGTGGAAACGATAAAAGGCAATGCTCCGCGAGGAAGCACAGGCGCATTGAAAGATTCCATCGGTTTTCGCATGAGGCAATACGGGCGAAACTTGAGTTTTTTCATTGGGCCAAGGCGTGGTATTTTCCAAGGGAAAAAGCCAAGCACCACGGCTGGACTGATTGAACGTGGTCACTTCACAAGAGAGGGGCCAAATAAAAAGCAGATTGCAGCGAACCCCTTCATGGCTAAATCGTGGGCAATGGGTAAAGCGCACGTGCTGAACCGATTCAGGAAATCCTTTAGCTCGCAAATGGTTGCCATTGCACAGAAGAAATCAGCGAAGGGGAAAAAATGAGCGTATCCGTAGGAAAACTGAACATCGAAGTGAACGTGCAGCTTGCGAAGATGCAGGCGCAGTTCGATCAGTTGAACCGTAAAACCAAGGATATGGCACGTAAGCAGAAATCTGCTTTCTCCGGTATGGCCGGCAGCGTTAAAGCATCGATGGGTTTATTCGCCGCCGCGCTCGCCCCGACTGCCATTCTGGGGTTTATCAAATCACTGGCAGGAATGGGTTCGGAGATAGTTCACTTGGCTACGGCATCAGGAATCGCCGCAAGCGACTTTGCTGCGCTCGGAATGCACTTCCAAGGGGCAGATATTACCTTGCAGGATCTTTCCAAAGCCTTTGTCCGATTGCAGAAAGCAACCTTCGATGTGCAACTCGGAAACAAGTTGCTTGGTGACAGTTTCGGGATGCTTGGGATCGATGCTTCGAAGTTGCAGAAATTACCGCTGCAAGAGCAGTTGGAAGTGCTATCAATCGCAATGGTTAACACGAAGGATCACACGGCAGCCGTCGGAGCAATTATGGCGATTCTCGGAACGAAGCAGGGGCCGAAATTGCTTTCCTCGTTGCGGGAACTCGGCACAGATGGGTTGGATCACATCAAGGGACTATACAAAGAATTAGTGCCAACGGATGAGGATCTCGCCATGATCGAAAAGGCCACAACGCAGGTGGAACGGATGATCACACGCTGGCAAAATCTAGCGCTCAAGGGACTCGCAAAGCAGGCAAAGTTTTCGTGGGTTGAGCAGATCGTTGCTGAGTTGGCTTTGCAATATGGGGTGAAATTGAATCTGCTGCCGAAGATCGACCCCGCGAAGCAGGCGAAGGTGGCGGCCGCGGCCGCGACTTTTGCTAAAGAGCAAGAGGAGAAATTGAAGTCGGTGAAAGGGGTTACACCGATGGCAGCATTGGATCGTGAAAATGCTGCAAAGGCGGGGCAAGCACTCCGAGATCTGGCATTGAAAGAATATGCGCAGCTGCAGAAAATCAAGGAATCGATCACTCGTGAAATGCAGCAACATGATGATGAGGTGGAAGCGCTTGCAGAAAAATATCGGGACATGGCAAACCCTCTTCGCCAATATGAAGCCGAACTGATCAAGATCGACACGCTAAAACGAGCAGGGATCATTACAGACAAAGAAGCCGCCGCCTCATTGGCAGCAGTCCAAAAGGACATGGAGGAAAAGAGAAAGCAGATCCTAAAAGATGCAGAAGGGGCCGATGTGACTGCGGCTCAGAAAGCCATGACCGATTCGCTCAACCAAATGTGGAACAACGTATCAGACAGGGCAGGGCAGGCATTTGCCGACATGGTTCTCACGGGCAAAGCATCCTTTGCGGATCTCGCGGATATCATTTCACGGACAATGATCGAGATCGTTGCACGGATGGCTATTATTAACCCGCTGATGAATGCCCTATTTGGTGGGTTCAATGGGTTTGGTATCTTGCCAGCGTTTTTCGGCCCGGGTGCTAAATTGGCAGGTGCAAAGGCCGATGGGGGGCCTGTCAGGGGAGGAAGATCATATTTGGTAGGGGAACAGGGGCCAGAGATTTTCACGCCCAATTCAATGGGTGCAATAATACCAAATGGGGCCGCAGTTGCTTCGGGTGGTGGTGGATCTCCTACATTCATTTACAACATCGGATCTGGGGTGACCCAATCCCAACTCATGCCGATCCTGCGCAATCAAGAACGCACGATTATTTCAAAAATAAACGACTCCAAAAGGCGGAGATAAATCATGGCAATTACATACCCACTAACCGTTCCAACCCACACAGGTTTTAGTTCTCTTCAAATCAAAGCACGAACTATTGTCGGAATAAGCGCATCAATTTTCACTGGGGAACAGCAGGTTTATCCGTGGGCTGGGCAATGGCATGAACTTACAATTGAACTACCTACGATGGGACAGGGTGCTTCTTCAATCTGGGCTATGTTCTTTCAATCTTTGAACGGGCCAGAAGGGACTTTTTACATGGGGCCGAGCGTGAGGAAAGTTACCGGAGGGACAAAGGCAGGCACAGTGACGGTTGATACCGGAGCAGTTGCAAATGCGACCACGTTACCAATTACAGGAGGCACGGGAGATTTCGCAGTCGGGGATTGGTTGCAGGTGGGATTAACCACGGCGGCACGCCTTCATCGGGTGATAAAAGTGAATGTGGGAAGCGTTGATGTTTTCCCTCGTTTAAGATCCGCCTACACCGCGACCACTTCCATCACCTACACAAACCCCGTTGGGATATTCCGCCTTGCTGCAATGCCAACTGAATTATACGACTCGGCAAAACTTTGCCGAGGCTTCACCTTCAACGCTATCGAATCAATATGAGCAGGACACTTCCAAGCGGATATGCAGCGATTGCATCAGGCAAAGTTTTCAGCCCAGCATTTTTGGTTTTTTTGGATTGGCCTGCCGATCCGGTTTATGCTTGGTCAGGTTATGGTTCAATCGTCTGGGATGGCCACACATGGATAGGGGTCGGGACATACGGTGCAATTTCACAGATCGGGGAATCTAAAAACCTTAGTGCAAATGGAATTTCGCTTACTGTCTCAGGTATTCCAAGCGAGCTAGTTGCAAAGGCATTAGCGAATAATACACAAGGTGCAGAAGGTAAAATCTACCTTGCACCGATGTCTATTGACGGAACATTTGCTGCAAATCCGCTGCAATTATTCGAAGGATTTATTGATATCGCTCCGATGGAAGATTCGGGTGAAACCAGCACTTTGACGGTTCAGTTGGAAAAAGAGTTGATTGATCGTCGCTTCAATGATCGTCGCAATGATCACGAAGATCAGCAAATTGATTATGCTGGGGATATGTTTTTTGAGTTCGTCGCAGGCTTGGTTGATAAAGATATAACATGGGGAGTAGCTACGGCTGGAGGATCAGGTTTGCCAGCAGGAGCAAACAGAAGTTACAAAGCAGGAACTATTGGCGAAGACTCAAACCAAGGCTACTTATGAGCAAACGCAAATCGAATTGGCCTTCACTTCTGACTCTCTTTATTGAAGAGAAGAAGAACCTCCCTTTCGAGTGGGGGCAGAATGACTGTTGTATGTTCACAGCAGAGTGGATTTGCATTTTAACTGGGCAATACCCCGAGACAGCAAAAAAATTGCGTGGAACATACAATACATCCGAAGGAGCCGCAAAAATCATTGAAGCTATCGGAGGAGTTGAAATTATATTGCAGAAAGAAGCGGATTTAAAAGGATGGAAATCTTGCCCTATTGCATTTGCTCAACGTGGAGATCTTGCGCTTATTGACACAGACAACGGCCCGAGCTTAGGCGTTGTGATCGGTGCAAGCGTGATTTATGCGGGACGGCTTGGATGCATTGAAATGCCAATAAATAAATGCCGCAAAGCTTGGAGGGTTGAATAATGCCAATGGTTATTGAATGGATCGGGCAAGCAATCGTGGCTGCATTTGGCACTGGAACTGTCGGCGGTGTTATTGGAGCAACCATATACGTTTATGCACAAGTCATTTCCACTGTGCTATTGATGGCGGCATCGATTGCATATTCTGGATCGCAGCAGCGGAAACTTAAAAAATCGCTGTCTGGATTATCCGGTGGCGGGATTGATCAAGGAAGAACATTAATGGTTCGTGATCCAATAGCACCAAGAAGAATAATTTACGGTGAAGTTCTAGTTTCGGGGCCGATTGCTTTCATCCATACCAGCGGAACGAAAAACGAGTATTTGCACTTAGTAATCGTGCTGGCATCGCATGAATGTAACTCGCTGGGAGATATTTATTTCAACGATGAGCTGGTGCCCCTTTCTGGCAACGATGCCACCGGAACATTTGCGGGTTATGCTCGGGTGAAAAAATTCCTCGGGGTGGTTGCAGGCGAACGGGACACGGATCTCGAAACAGAATCAGGTGGGATATGGACATCAAACCACCTCGGGAAATCCGTAGCGCGACTTCATGTGCGTTTGAAGTATTCTACTGATATTTTCCCAACAGGGATGCCTGTTATTAAATGCGTTGCAAAGGGCAAAAAGGTTTATGATCCACGCACGACATTAACTGCGTGGAGTAATAACTCTGCTTTATGCGTGGCTGATTTCCTACAAGATACATTAATTGGAAAAAGTGTAGCCCTTGCCCGAATCGATGATGCAAGTTTGCAAGAAGCTGCAAACGTGTGCGAAGAGACAGTTATTTTGGACGATGCATCAACAGAAAATCGTTATACTTGTAACGGAACAGTCAGTGCTGATGTAAGTCCGAATGATACATTGCAGGATATGGTTGGAAGCATGGCTGGCACATTGAGTGATGCAGCGGGTCTGTGGACAATCCATGCAGGAGCATACCGCAGCCCCACAATCACACTCACAGATTCACATATAGTTGGGCCTTTACAGATTATTGCGAGGCAATCGCGGCAGGATACATACAACGGGGTGCGCGGCACATTTATTTCGCCAATAAATCAATATTCTCCCGCAGATTTTCCTGTCGTGAAAAATGACACATACAAAGAAGCAGACGGAAACATTAGACTGTGGAAAGATATCGGACTCAATTTCACAGATTCGCCTTCTATGGCTCAACGATTGGCAAAGATAGATTTAGAGGTCGGGCGGCAGCAGATGATTGTCTCAGGTGATTTTAACCTTTTCGCTTTGCAACTGCAGGTCGGTGACGTTGTGAATTTCACCCGAGAACGAACTGGATGGAACACGAAGACTTTTGAAGTAACTGAATTTTCGCTTAAATTAGAACCCAGCAAAGATGAAACACAGTCACCTTTAATGTCCGTCAATTTAGTGCTGCGGGAAACAAGCTCGGGGGTTTGGGATTGGGCAAACGGGGAGGAAACTACGGTGGATCTCGCCCCGAATACAACGCTCTACAATCCGCGCACAGTGGCAACGCCCACTGGATTGACGCTCAACTCTGTTTCATGGACTGTCACGGCAGCAGATGGAACGATCCTGCCAAGACTTCGTGCAACCTGGACTGCCCCGACAAATCAGCATATTCTTGCTGGGGGTAAAGTTGAGATTGAATACCGGATCAGTGGCGGCACTTGGCTCAAATGGGTTGAAGTTGAGGGTTCTGCCACAGAGGATTTTCTAACCGATATCAAGGCAGGCATAAATTATGATGTAAGAATCAAATTTCGGAATGTGAACGGGGTTCGGGGTGCATATCAAACAGTGACCGCGCACACAGTTGCGGGTGATACCACCGCGCCTTCAATTCCTGCCAGTATGGTTGCCACGGCTGGCCCTTCATCGGTGCTTGTGGATTGGGCTGACAATTCTGATTCGGATCTCTCGAAATATGAAACCTACCGTCACACATCAAACGATTCAGGCGCAGCGGCGCTGGTTTGGGTTGGAAAGGCATCGGCGTTTGTCGATGGCAAGGGGGTTGTAGGAACGACTTATTACTATTGGACAAAGGCAGTTGATTTCAGCGGTAACAAATCCGCCTTTTCCGCAGTGGTTAGCGCAGCACCTGCAAATGCAATTGGCGCTGATGGCGCTGATGGCGCAGCAGGGACAAATGGGACAAATGGCACAAATGGCACAAACGGATCAAACGGATCAAACGGATCAAACGGTCTAAATGTTGCGTCGGTATTTATTTATCAACGCGCTGCATCCACTCCAGCATTACCAAGCGCGAGCGCCACCTACACATTTGCAACAGGTGGATTAACAGGTCTGAATAACGGATGGCTAACCGACGTTCCAACTACGAATGGCAACCCTCTTTACGTTTCAACAGCCACAGCGTCATCAACCGCCAGCACTGACACCATAACATCGGGAGAATGGGCAACAGCTACCATTCTAGCTCAAGACGGTGCGACCGGAGCAACTGGGCCGGCACTAACATACTCGCTCACGATCACCTGGCATACATCTGGATTAGGAGGCGGCAGTATCAATGGGACATCATACACAGGGTCATCCACAACCGTAAGCAGTCTGAATCCTGGAGCGTATGTAACCATTGAGGCTGATGCAATTGTTGGAGCTGACAGCTTTATCGCTTGGTCAGGTGGAACATTTGATGTTGGACAGTTAGAATCAAGCACATCCACCAATCCAAACAGAGTTTTGATGGGTGATAACATTTCACTAACAGCGGATTATTAAAATGCCTTGCCAACTCATAAACCTTGAAACTGGTCAGACAATGTTAGGAACGCAGCCGGAAAAAGGGCAGGCGAAATTCGATCCAGTGCGTCACAAATATTGCAGTAACTCAAAACGAGTGCTGCCCAGAAGCATGGCCGAACAGATTGAGGTGCTGATCAATCGCATCGATGAACTTGAGGAGCATGTTTCAAATTTAGAACATCAAGCTAATTTGTAAGAAATTAAAATACCTTTAGATTTCTAAAGGTTTGTCGTTGACATGTGGCCACGCTGGATTTTTATCAGCGTTGCAATGAAGGTAATCATATTATTTCTAGCTGCCATTTTCGTGGCTCACGCGCAGCCACGGAACCAACTTATAAATGCGCTGATTGCGGTTGAGAGCAGAGGCAATGCAGCAGCCATTGGAGATGGTGGTCGTGCATATGGTCTGCTACAAATTCACGCTGTGATGGTAGCGGATGCCAATCGCATCGCTAAAACAAAATATACGCATGACGATATGTTCGAGCCAGCCAAGGCTCGCGAGGTCGCAGAGATCATCTTGACGCACTACGCTCGTCACATCGAACGTGTCAGCGGAGTGAAAGCCACCGACGAGCAGCTCGCTCGAATTTGGAATGGTGGTGGTAGCGCATGGAAATTACAGCGCGAAAAAAAGGAATTAAATCTCCAGAACTATTGGAGAAAAGTTCAATCAAATCTATGACCCATTCAACCCATCTAAGCACCGAGGAATCATCTCAATTGCGCGCAGTCGTCACTGAGAGAGGCGTGAGCATGAGCGAATACATCGCCCAAGCTATTAGAACGAGACTTAAACGCGATGTCGATTTCTCTACCGCAGAGCAAAACGTGTGGGAGCAAATAAACACGATAGGAGCTAAGCGCGCCCTAGAGGTTCTCACAAAAACATCAGCAGACCTATCAACAACTATACGCACATGATCTGGTTCAATATCTGGATTGCTCGAATTGCAACGATTATCGCCCTCACACTTATCGCGATATTGTGCTGCGTAGAAATTATTTGGTCGCTTCTGAAGTCTCCATTTACAAAAAATAAGAATAATAAAAATTATTATTATGATGATGATGGTGAATAAAATTTCCTTAGCATCCCTTTATTAAGAATTTTCTTAATTAAAGCAGCCCACACTATGCCTTTTTCTCAGATTAAGCAGCCTACACTATTACAATGTCTTTAGATAAAAATAGCCCAGTCAGTTACAAGGAGGAAGCATTGCAGCATATTTTGACCTCACTCCGACTCCTCCAGGGATACTTTGAGAAACGATCCAGCGACGACACCGCTGCTGCCATGCGCGTTGTCATCACATCTATAGAGTTAGCAGAGGATGCACTAAAATCATAAATACATACAAGATTTCGTGATAAAGATTAAACCAAAACCAATAGTTCCAAAAACCTAAAAGAATACCATCGTGAATCCAAATCTAAAAGACAGCATAGACGATCTCACTCCTCAAGAGCGTAGAGACTTGGGCATAGCTCAGACAGCCGCAACATTAGTTCGCGGTTTGTTACACGAACAGATCACCAGAATAGAATCTGGTGCAGCAGAGGCAGCAGAGGACACCAGCAGCGAACCTGATGCTAAGCCGGTTATGGCAAAGGTAAGCGTAACAATTGAGTGGGAGGCTGGAGCCAACGATCCCGAACTAAACGCATCTCTGACATATTCGGTCAGACGTAAATTCACTGGATCTCTGCGGTGTGACCCAAACCAATTAAAACTGTCTATTGAAGGAGGCGTGTAAAATGATCCTGAATATCCAACCGTCCAGTTCATTCGTGACAGAAACACCAGGCGCATTTGCACACCTTGATTTTGCGACATACGCAGCGGCTCCAGGGATAAATAAATCTGGTCTTTCTGTAATGCGAGATTGCCCACGCAAGTTCATTCTAGAACAGCGAGGGCAACTAGACAAGACCACCACTGCCGCGATGAATTACGGTAAGCTTATGCATGAGGCTATTCTTTTCGGCCACGCTGATGTGCATATCGTTCCCGAAACATATGGGCCAGATAATAAGCCTTGGAACGGCAACGCCAAGGAGTGCCGAGAATGGAAGCTAACGCACACAGACAAACCGGTGATGAAAGAAAGCGAGGTGCAGCAGTTGCATTTTGAAGCAGATTGCGTGTTGGAAAACAAGGACGCAGCGGCACTACTCACCACTGGGCATTCCGAGCTGGCTATCTTTGCACGCGCCGAGGGAACTGGACACATTCTAAAAGGGCTAATAGACCACTACGGAGAAGATGTTAGTGGTCCTTACTTTCTCGACATCAAAACGACTCTTGATGCAAGCACCAGAGCATTCAGTGCCGAGATATACAAGCGCCGTTACCATGTGCAGTTTGCTTTGTATCGTCGCATTCTGGCTGCGCTCGGTGTGCTTGATGTGCGGGTGTTTGTGATCGCACTGGAAAAGGGTGAACTACCGCGCTGTAACGTGCGCCAAATTGCAAGCGAGGCATTGGATATAGGAGATGCTGACTTAGATTCTGACCTTGCTTTGTATCGTCAATTTAAACGAGCCGACTGGTGGCCAGATTTTGCCGACGACGAATACGACCGCAATTGTATCCCATCAATCAACCTACCCGACTATGTGCTGTCCCGCAGTGACAACCTGTCTGGAATGACTATGGCATAGTCATATTAACAAACTTTCCAAACCCGAGAGCAGGGTGACTACCTGCATCGCCAACTTGTCCTACTTTAAACGCGGCAGGGTGCGGATAATAAAAAACGGTTAATGAATAATACAACATACGATAGTTTTATAGATCAGAAAACAAAACAGGCCGCCTCTGTTGGGTTTGAACCTTATCCCATTAAATCAAAACTATTCGACTGGCAGAAGTCCGTAGTGCGCTGGGCAATCAGGCAGGGC